TGTTCTCCCGGACGCTCTTGTGCAGCAAGCCTAACGCCTTGGTCCGTTGCATAGCGGTCACGGGGTCTTTCCATATCACGGCCTCGCTGTGATGGATGAACCCGCCGCGCTCGAAAGCCCGGATCAGGTCACCCCGGAAGTCGTGCAGGCCGATCACGCCGTCGCGCTGCTTGCTGGTCGGCAGCAGCATGCAATGGAATGACAGGTTGCGTCCGGGTTTCATGACGCGGGCCAGCTCGTCCACCAGAAACGCGAAGTGGGCAAAGAAGTCGTCGCGGTCGCGGCAGTTGCCCATGTCGCGGGGGCTGTTGCTGTAGGTGTAGAGGCTGGCGAACGGCGGCGAGAATATCGAATACCCGATACTGTGGCCAGGCAGGCCCTTGAGCACCTCGACGCAATCGCCGTGATATGCCGCGTACCTGTCCTTGATTACCTGGTCGATGCACTTCATGGCTACTCCAGAAAGCCGGGCACCGCGATCTTGGTGTCGGCATGGTAGGGGTTGTGCTGGCGATGCGCGCCGGTCACTTCGGCCATGACGGCATCGCGGGTTTCGGAGCTTAACTGCTCGGACATGATCTTGGCGTCGCGCTCTTTGCGCCGCAGGTTGGATACGACAGCGCCCTCGTATTTGCTGGCGAAAACGTGCACATCGACCGGCCGCGTCTGGCCGAACCGCCAGCAACGGCGCACCGCCTGATAGTACGCCTCGAAGGAATCAGTGACCCCGACGAACGCCATGCGCGCACAGTGCTGCCAGTTGAGGCCAAATCCGGCGATGCTCGGCTTGGTGATGAGAACTCGGATATCCCCGTTGGCGAAGTCAAGCAGCCGGCGCTCTTTGGCCTCTGGATCGTCCGTGCCGCGAATCTCGACGCTGCCCGGGATGGCCTTGCGTAGCGCATCTGCTTCGGCGTTGAGGTCGCACCAGACGATCCACGGCTGCAAGTCTCCGTTAACAATGTCTGCACAGGCCGAAACCCGGGCATCAACGGATGCCTTGCGCGCCCCTCGCCGCTCGCTCAATGTCTGGGCCTCGACCGCGAATAGCATCCCATCTGACGCCATTTCTGTGGCGACTAAATGCTCGTGGACGTTGAGCGGCGGCAGCAGGTATGCCGAATCGTCAAAGCCAAGGTCTGACGGATTGCGGATCAGCGCTCCCCACTGGCAGACCCATTTCCAGAACAAGTGACGGGCATGGCCCTTGAGTCGCCAGACTTGCGTTTCGCCGCCATCGTGACAGAAGAACTCAGCCAGCATTTCGGCCCGCGAGCAGATGCCCAAGAACTCGGCATGCGTGCCGAGCTCCGTCCAGTCGTTCGGGGCCGGGGTCGCAGTGGCGCAGAGCTTGTAGGGCGTGTCCCGGAAGGCCGACAGCAGCACTTGCAGCGTCTTGGCGTCGTGGTGTTTGATGCAACTGGATTCGTCCAGCACGACACCGACGTAATCGGCAGGGTTGAACCGGTGCAGCCGTTCGTAGTTGGTGATCGTGATGCCAGACACCGCGCCGCATTGCTCGCGAAGGTGATCGACAAAGATGCCGAGCTCATGGCCCTCGTGCGCGGTCTGTTGCGCTACCGCCAGGGGCGCGAGAATCAGCACCGCGCCACCGGTCGTCTTGGCGACGGCATCGGCCCATGCCAATTGAATGCGCGTCTTTCCCAGTCCGGTGTCTGCGAAGATCGCCGCCCGGCCGCGCTTGATGGCCCAGTCGGCAAGCGCCTGCTGGTGCGGGAACATCGGATGCGGAAGCCCGCCCCATCCATTGATCCCGACTGGCGCCAGCGATTCCAGCTTGGCGCCGATGAACTGCCCGTAATCCATCACAGGCCCACCGCCGCGGCGAGCTGCTCGCTCATCTCGCGGCCGGACTCGGCGATGCACCCGAGCGCGTCCACGACAGCGGCCGTGAACTCTTGCGGGCTCAGGGCATCCAGAGTGTAGTGCGATTCGCGCATCCATGCTTCGACGTGCCTTGGATCGGCCTTGGCAATCGCACCGGTGCGCGCCATCGATTCGCGGATCATCTGCTGGTACATCTGACTACCTCCTATTTCCACGTAGAACACTCGGGCGTCGGCTGCATTATCGGCGCCACATCAAAACCGATCAAGAAATATAAAAAACAATGTCGATCATTTTAGGCACAATCGTTGCATAACCGACAAATAAATATTTCAAAATAATGTTATTGACTGGACGCTGTCGGCCGATATACATTCTGCCGGTGGGGAGCCGGGAGCGTCAACAAGGAGTGCACGGATGCGATTGATGAGCACACGGGAAGTGGCCGACAGACTGGGGCTCACCCCGGCCACGTTGGCGGTTTGGAGAAAGAAGGCGCCTTCCCGGCTCCCCTTCATCACGATCGGGAACAAGACTATCAGGTACGACGAGGCCGACGTGGAAGCGTTCATCGCCGGCCGGAGATCGACAGACTGACAAACGAGAGGACTGTGGCATGTCTCAAAACCCTAATACCGCCCCCCCCGCAACCGGTATCTGCGGCCTGCTCACGCACTCCCGCATGAGCTGCTTCCGCACCTGCCCCCGCAAGCACTACCTCCGCTACGAGCTGGGCCTGGTGCCCGTCAAGGACGACGCCCCCAGGCGCATCGGCTCGGCCTTCCACGCCCTGCTCGAGGCCGCCGACAAGGGCATCGACTCCACCACGATCCTCGCGGGCATGGAAGACGCCTACGAGGTCGAGATCGTCCTCGCGATGTTCGACGGCCACCTGCGCTTCCAGTTCGAGGATGAGAAGGCCGTGCGCGTCGTGGCCTCCGAGCTCGACTTCAACATCCCGCTCAAGAACCCCGAGACCGGCAAGGAAACCCAGAACTGGCGCTTCGCCGGGAAGATCGACCGCATCGTGCAGCTGCGCGACGGCCGGTACGCCCTGATGGAGTACAAGACCACCAGCCGCGACTTCTCGCCCGGCGCCGACTACTGGCAGAACCTCCACATGGACTCCCAGCTGTCGATGTACATCGTCGCCGCGCGTGAGCTCGGCTACCCCATCGACACCGTGCTCTACGACGTGACCCGCAGGCCCGCCCTGCGGCCGCTCAAGGCCACCCCGGCCGAGTCCCGCAAGTACACCAAGGACGGCGTGCTCTACGCCAACCAGCGCGGCGAGGATGAGACCCCCACCGAGTACGGCGATCGCATCCGCGCCGACATCGAGGCCCGCCCCGAGCACTACTTCGCCCGCATCGAGATCGCCCGCCTGGACCAGGACATCGAGGACTGCAAGGCGGAGATCTGGCAGCAGCAGCAGGCCATCCGCGAGGCCCAGAAGACCTCGCGCTGGTATCGCAATCCCAACAGCTGCTACGGCGTCTTCTCCTGCGACTACCTGCCCATCTGCCTGAACCGAGACCTCGAAACCTACACGCCCACCGGCTTCGCCCGGAGCCTCGACATTCACCCCGAGCTGGCCAACGAGACCAGCGAGTAACTGGAGGTACGACCCATGAATCCGACTCAGAAGCTCCCCCCGCCGCCGGCCCGCAAGGCCACCGCGGCCACGCAGCCGGAGCCGGCCACCCTGGCCGAGCCCACGCAGTTCAACCTCACCAACGGGCGCCTGGTGCTCCCGCAGAGGACCACCGTCTACGGCCCCGGCGGCATCGGCAAGTCCAGCCTCTGCGCGCTGGCCCCGACGCCCGTCTTCCTGGACATCGAGGGCGGCACCAACGAGCTCGAGGTCGCGCGCGTCGGCGGCCTGACCACGTTCGCCCTGGTGCGCGAGTGCCTGCGCTCGCCCGTCCTCGACCAGTTCGAGACCGTGGTCATCGACTCGGTCACCAAGCTCGAAGAGCTGGTGGTCGCGCACGTCATCTCGTCTGTCCCCCACGAGAAGGGCGCGCGCGTCACCAGCCTCGAGGGCTACGGCTTCGGCAAGGGCTACACCCACGTCTACGACGCCTTCCTGCTGTTCCTCGCCGACTGCGACGCCCTGGTGCGCCGCGGCAAGCACGTCGTCCTGATCGCCCACGACTGCGTCACCGACGTGCCCAACCCGGCCGGTGAGGACTTCATCCGCTTCGAGCCCCGCCTGCAGTCGCCCAAGTCGGGCAAGGCCAGCGTGCGCTCGAGGGTCGTCGAGTGGTCCGACCACGTCCTGTTCATGGGCTACGACGTGGTCAGCGACGAGGGCAAGGGCCGCGGCGCCGGCACGCGGACGATCTACACCAGCGAGATGCCCGACCACATCGCCAAGAGCCGGCGCGCGTCGCTGGCCATCGCGTTTGACTCCGCCAACGACGGCGAAATCTGGACCCACCTGCTTGGAGGTACGAACTAATGGCTCGTCAGCTCGAACACGAAGGCGTCTTCAAGGCGACGCCCACCGCCTGGGGACTCCAGGACTCGCAGAACACGCAGTCGGTCGCCCTGGTCGTGACCTTCAAGATCCTCGAGAAGCTCGAGGGCGGCGGCTGGGAAGACTGGTCCGCCTACGAGGACCAGGAGATCACCGGC